CTTCCTGCAGTAAAATCACTTATCGCTACTATCATATTATACCATTGTTACTAGACCTTTACTAAGGAGCACTTTAGCCACGACTCCAGACACCTCAATCATTTTACCTTCTAATAGGCCTTCTTTACCCTTTCCGATAACTCGGTAACATTTGGTATCGATTAACTCTAAAGATTCGTTTATGACGTGTTTCTCGTCCATCTCAGCTATTACACGCTTCTTGGTTGTAGTCCTTGTTTTCTTTTCAGCCATATCAGTCATATTAAGGGTGAGGCCTAAACCCCACCCAAATTAATTATTAAGGTGCTGTAATTACAGCAATATCTGCCGCAAAATTACCCTTCACGAATGCTCCGAAATGATTAGTTTTTACGAAGAAACAAGCACGTGCCTCGCATAAAATCGTCATCATGTTACGAGTGAAGTCATCATTGATGTATCCCACTTGAATATTCAAGTCCTCACGAATACGTAAATTAGCTTTCGAGAAGTCTCCTACAATGTATGTACCGCTAGCAACTCCGGGATTGATAACCACTGGAACACCTTTAACACGTGTGATTCCATCTGCTTGTGGAACAAACATAGGGTAAGTGTATTCACCAGTTGTAGTCTTCGTCAACTCCATTTGCGCTGCATCGTCTGGGTTACAGATAATGTAGTTAGGAATGAAATTAGCGTTCTCGATTTGAGCTAGAGCTACACGTAATACATCAGAGTTATTCGCAGTTGGAATAGCACCTACGAACTGAGCTGCAGGAGTAAATGCAGTAGCGTATCCAGTAAGACCATCTAAGTTGTCACCAGTTCCATCACCTAACAATATTTGTTGGTCAAGTTTCAATTCAACTAACTCTAACAATTCGTTGTTGATTTCACCACGCATGAATGGAAGGTCATCAACCATCTCCTTAGATACTTTTATCCATGTAGCAATCTTCTTAACTTGTGAGCTACGTTCAACAAGATCAAAGTCTGATTGTTGTTTAGCAACACCTTCACCTACCATACCAGCTGAGTTAGGGTCTGGGTTAGCTTGCTCTATCCATACTGCGAACTTAGACAAGATTCCAGATGAACTAACTAACTGACGCATGAATGGTCTTCTACGAACTACTCGTGCTACTCCTGCCTCAAGAGAGGATAAACCAACTGTTCCACCAGAGTAGTTGTCAGTGATAGTCATATCTCCAGCCACTTTTACAGCTAGGTTAATTACTCCACCTTTCTCTTTGATTTCTTTAATCTTATCCATGTTCTCTGAATAAGCGTGCATGATAGCACCTTTCAAGCTCATGTTAGTTTTCTTTGAATCAACTGCAGATTCTTTCATAGCTTCAAACTTTGCTTCAAGGCCAGCAATAACTGACTTCAATTCGTTTGTTTGAGTAGAATCTTCTACGCTTGTTTTCAATGCTACGAGGTCATTTTTTAGACCTTCGATTTCGGACTTTGATGCAGTCCCTACCATTTTTTCTGTAATAGACGCTTCAATGCGTTCAATCACTTTTTCTGGAGTTAAATCACTCATCTTTTTTGTTTTAAAAATTAATACTATTTACCACTTTATTCCAATCAAACGAAGTATGTAATTCTGTCTTCTCGGCTAACTGACTCTTATCGGTCGGGTTAGTGATTGCTAAGTCATACATTCTAGCGTTTAAAAACTTTTGTTTCATTTCGAGATTGTAGAATCTTTCGTCAGTTCCTCGACCGCTTGCGATGGCCTTTGATACTGCTTCCAAATCATTCAACAACTTTTTTGCCATATCTTCCCTCTCTTGACCTTTCGCTACATCAACTACATTTGTATATTGATTAGCACCAAAGGTTACTGCAGAATACTCCCAGAGAGCCAGCTCAGTAATTTCAAAGAACTCGCCATCCTCTACATAACGAATCTTGTCGTCCATGTATTTAAAACCGATGGAGTGTTCACGAATGATTCCGTCTTTGTAATCTTCCATAGCGTCTTGCCCCATAGTTGAATTACCAAGTTGAGAAACCACGAATAGTCCGTACTCATCTTCTTCCATTGACAAAGGTTTACCGATTTGCTTCTCCCAGTTATGATAACGCAGGAAGGCTATTTTGCGATTACCTTCGGACTTAGGTCCACGCTCGGCTATACTTTTTGAGAAGCTGCCTCTACGGATCAAGTCTCTATCGCTATCAATTACATCAAATTTGCTGACATACATAGCTACTTGTCGTTGTTGAAGGTCGAGGTCTTTAAGCTCTCCTGCTGCCTTCATCGAGTATATACTTGAATCTTTACGCATATTAATTTCGTTTGTAACAGATTTATTTACAAAAATACGTAAATTTGTGGATATTAAAATATTTCTCTATGGAAAATAGTTTAGGTAACAATTTTTGGTCTTCCTTCTTTGGATGGGATCAATCTCGAATGAACAGATACATTAACGACTTTCGTACTAATCACAATAGCATCACCAATCAAGTGTGGGGAGTAAAACAACCAGTTTGGATAGATACAGATAAGGCCTACCGACATTACCTAGAGATACCAGAACTCCGCACTGTAATAAATAAGCGAGCCTCAATGATGGCTGATGGAGTGCCTTACCTTGAAGATATGGAAGGCAATAAGGTAGATAAACACCCTTGGCTATTCGACTTACTACATAACCCTAACCCTACGCAAAGTTGGAGCGATGTTATATTTACGCTATCAGTAAATGACGCTCTTTACTCTAACTCGTTTGCATACGCTCCTAAGAGGTCATTCGGCATAGTTAATCTGTTTGTTCCATTACCGAGTAACCAAATGGTAATTAACCTATCTGGGCGCAGGCTAAAACAATTCGAAGATGAAGGTCTAATTGATTCTTACACGTTCTATTATGACGATGATACGAAGGAGAAACTGAGTGTACAAGAGGTTGTTTATCTTATGACTCCAGATGGATTGAATATTGTTAACCCTAACTCTAGAATGGACGCTTTACGATTCCCATTATCAAATATTCGAGCAGGGTATTCGAAGCGTAATGTGTTGCTTGAGAATATTGGTGCACTAGGTATCTTGTCGGCAAAAAGTAACGATATTGGCGGAGCTATTCCAATGACCCCAGAAGAAAAAAGAGAGATTCAGCAGGACTGGTATAGAAGGTCGAAGGATGAACTAATCATTACTGAGGCTGATGTTAATTGGCAACCGATGTCATTCCCCACGAAGGACTTATTATTGTATGAGGAACTGACCGCTGATAAGATGGCTATTGTAGATATTTACGGACTCAATTCATACGTGTTTTCGCAGGATCGTGGTGCTACATTCAGCAACGTAAAAGAAGGATTGAAGATGGCCTATACAGATACGATTATACCAGAAACTAAAGCCATGTATGCATCACTTAGTGAGCAGTTAGGATTGGTTGACGAAGGGTATAAGATATGCGTATCATTCGACCATATTCCAGTACTTCAAACAGATACTAACCAGTCTGCTCAAGCTCTTGATACACGTGCCAGTGCCTTACTTAAAATTCAGCAATCTGGAGTTCAGTTAACGGATGAAGAAGCCAGAATGATACTGCATATTTAAACATTACTTTACCTTAGTCGGTTTAGCATTGATTGAATAAACATTGCAAGACCACTTGCGCAGTCGGGTGCATCATCATTTTTGTTCTTACCCTCTTTGGAGAAGGAATACATGTTCTGCAGGAACTGAATGCTATCTACATTCTTTTCATACTCCACCCAGATAAAGTTGTTTAGTATGTATGCGCTCTGCATTATTATTCGAGTCATTTTGTTTGTGGATGAAGCTATCTGCAATATCCTTGTCTTAGTCATTTTCTGGAGCGTTCTGGAATACATTGCACCCATGCTATTGGACTCAACTCGGCAGTAAGATACATTCCACTTGTTCAAGACCGAAGCCACTAATGGAAGTGTTATATCGGTATTGTCTTTGGAGTAAACATAATCTACTATGTACACCTTTCCTGCTACCATTTGAGCCACGATACACGCTAAATAGTCAGCACCTTGGTCGGCTACATCAACGTATGCTAAACACCCATCAGAAGCGAAGCCATCAGCATTGGCAATAAGGTCGTATTCGGACTTAGGTATAACTTGAAGGTCTCCGAACAACCTACCAAAGATATCGACTGGTTGTTGTTGGTATTCAGCGAGCCAGATTTGTTTAGAGGTCTTGTTACGCTTGTCGTGATATTCATCAGTGGTCATCACCGCTTCACAGAATGAATTGTCTGCATCATCCAGAGCAGGAATGATTACTGATTCTTCATAGTCACCACGCTCCATACACTTGCCGATCACATCACCTATTGACCAGCGT